ATCCTCAACACCAAGTCGGGGATGGTGGACCTGAAGACCGGCGTGTTGTTTGCGCATGACCGTTCGCGCATGTGTACAAAATGCACATCGGTTGAAGCAGACTTCAGCAAGCCAGCGCCGCAGTGGCAAGCGTTTCTAAATGAGGCTTGCAACGGTGATAGTGAGATGATCTCTTACCTTCAAAGGTTGGCTGGGTATTCGGCTACAGGTTCGACCAAAGAGCATGTATTAGCCTTTGCTCACGGCTCCGGCGGTAATGGCAAAGGGACGTTCCTTGGCGCGGTAGGAAACATCCTTGGTGATTATGCCACCGTGGCCAGTGCGGACGTGTTCCTTGCGTCGAACAATCAGCGGCATCCTACAGAACTTGCGTCTCTCATGGGCGCTCGGCTTGTTCACGCGCAGGAGATTGACCCATCGCGCAAGTGGGATGAAGCCAAGGTGAAGGCGCTTACTGGCGGGGACAAGATCAGTGCGCGGTTCATGCGTCAGGATTTGTTTGAGTTCCAGCCGCAGTTCACGCTTGTGATTGCAGGCAACACTAAGCCAGAGATTACTAATGTAGATGATGCCATGCGGCGTCGTATGCACCTCATACCCTTTGACACTAAGCCGGTTCGTAAGGACGTTGACCTGCCGGACAAGCTGAAAGAGGAATACCCTGCCATTCTGGCCTGGGTTATCGAAGGCGCTAAGTCTTGGCTGGTAGAGGGGTTGAACCCACCAAAGGCAGTAGTCGAAGCTACCGATGAATATCTCGCAGGCGAGGACGCATTGGCCCGCTGGGTGACTGAGCGTTGCGTGGCTGGGGCCGACAACGAGATGACCACCAACGAGGCGTTCAATGACTTCCGCGACTGGTGCAAGGATAACAACGAAGCCAAGGGGCGTGATTGGTCGCAGCGCAAGTTCAATGGAGAGATGAAGACCCACGGCTATGAACCCGCAAGGGATCGGTCCACACGAACGAAGCGTGTGTTCCGTGGTCTTGAACTTCTCATTGGCGATGCAGACCACATGATTATCAACGCCATGATAGATGACAGCGCCGAGGATTTCTTTGGCGTTCAGATTAACTTCAAAGCAGGTGAGGAGGACGTGTAATGTACGGGAATGATTTTATGCGGTATAAGGAAATAAGGGATGCACTCAATGGCGATGCGGTCGATGTGGTGAATAGCCCACCGCACTATAAGTCTGGTGGCATCGAGGCCATCGAAGGGATCGAAGCGTCGATGGGGCCAGAGGCATATGCAGGATATTTGAAAGGAAATATCATGAAATATATGTGGCGCTATGAAAGAAAAGGGAAGCCGATTGAGGACTTGAAGAAGGCCCGATGGTATCTTGACCGGCTCATACAAAAAGTTGAGGGGGCATAGCGCCCCCTCTTTTTTATAGCGAACCAGGCGCGGCGTAACCCGTTGCGTTTTTGAACGCGTCACGCGCCTCGGCTTCTGTCTCAAAGCGGCCTAAGAAAACGCGCTCTTTGTCAACGATAGCGTTAGCCTCGAACAGCGTCTTGCCCATCTTAGCGAAAACGACACGGCCCACACCATGCGCAACACGGCGGTTTGGCGTATGGTCGATTGGCTTGCGGGTAACGGGGTCGCGCTCACGGAGCGGGGTGGAGACTACTAAATTGCCCCAGCGGTTGTCTAGTTTGTCGCCATTGACATGGCGGACAGGGTGCTGTGGCCATTCACCTGTCATGATGTTCCAGATGATCCTGTGGGCTAGGGTGTAAGAGCCAGCCAGCATGACGTTGTAGCCGCCTGCTGTTGCCGTACCCGCTCGGCGTCCGGCGGGGAGGGTTCCTCTTGGCTTGTTATAGGTCAACGCGCCTGTGTCTGGGTCGTAGTTGAAGGTATCTGATAGGATGCTTGGCGTAGACATGTTAAATCCTTTCGGGCCAGGTTTGAAAATCCGTGCACGGTTTGGAATTGGCTGAAAGCCGCAGAAAACTGCGATCCGTGCATGGTTGGGCCGGAAGTGCATAGCTTTCGGCGGTAAGCGCCCTATATAGCAGGGTGTTTATATATACAATATATATATGTAGTAATTGTATATACCCTAAATGTATAGAGCGTTCTTGGAAAAACCCTGCACTTCTGGCCCAACCATGCACGGATGGCTAAAAACAGCCATTTTTAAGAGAGCCAAACCATGCACGGATTTGTTCAAACCCGGCCCGAAGATGTCAAACCATGCACGGATGGCAGTTTTCCGTTAATCGTCATCAAACACACCCGGCAAGTCGTCCGCATCGAGATTATGAGAGCCGACTTGCTTGGGTGGTGTGATGTCGATGATGGTGTTGTCGTCTATGATGTCATGAGGATTTGATGACGCCAAGTTTAGCTGCTTCAGTGCATCAAGATGTAGTTGGTTCACGTTCACTTGAATTGCTGTGGCTGGCTTGGCTTGGAACCTGTCAGGGTTCGCAACACCAGCCATCCATTTGCGCGTCTCGATCTTGAGCCGGTCAGCGTGGGCCGAGTTGTTGTCCGAGGCATCAGCAATGTCCAGGCATTCATCTGCCCATTGCTCCGCCGCGATGGACCTGGCCTGCTTGAACCGCTCCTCACGGTTCGGGTCTTTGCGTATCCAGTGGTAGAGGGATAGGTTGCTGATGTTCAGTTCACGGGCAAGGCCAGCCATCGTGAGGCCGGATGCAATCTTCTCCAGTAGGACAGTCTCTCCAACCTTGTCTAAGTTGGATGCAATCGTGCGGCGTTTAATATGTCCAGCCATGTCTTATCCTTTGAATACTGTTATAAGCCCATATAAAGCCCGTAGAGAGGCAATGGGAGTAGTTGCGGTGTCACTGCCCCGATTATAACTAGGCACGCTCCAGACCCCTTAGAAACGTCTCTAAGAGGATAGAGACTGTAGCTGGCACTGGCCGACCACCTTGCTCATAATATCTTATCGACCGTTCGGACAGCCCTATCTTATCAGCGAGGCCAGCTTGCGTCAGGTTCAGCCTGTCGCGTGTTGCTTTGAACTCTTCATTTGTCATGTCTCATCCTTCAATGCTGCTTCAGCGTCTTCGATCAATTCTATTGGAGGCCAGCGTAGATAGCACACGCGCTCCTTGGTTATTACGCCAATAGATGCGAGATGTTCCATCAAGCGGTAGGCCAAGGTAGCTTCTGCCCGTTCGGTGTATCGGTCAGGCAATGCGTCATCGTCGTCAATCATGGTTAATCCTTTCCGCATATGTAAGCTGCGCCTATCACGTAGGCGAACCATAAGGACAGTATAAGGGTCTGGTTCATTTGCGCGGCCCCTGTTCCTGCTCTTTGCGCCGTTCGGCGAATGTCTTACCATCGAGGCCGCGAAGGGGCCAGGCACTGTCAGATGATACGCGATACTTGCGGCCCAATGGTGCAGCTTGTGGTATCTTACTCATGTCAAAAGGTCCGTTCTGTAGCAAACATGATTAGCATAAAGACTAGCCATGTTGTGGCTACCCAGAATTGAAGTCGTGTAAGTTTGGTCATGATAGTCTTCCTCTCTCGTTTTAGATTGATTAGTTGGCATCAACCACAAAGGTCGATGACAGCAGCCCAGTAGCAACGATTTCTGCCGCACACTCTTCAGCGCAGGCAAAGCTGTTGGCGTAAGCGTAGCCCATTGCGTCGATGCAAGCGCCAAGCAAACGATTGCTGGTGCGGATGTATTCGCGTGGGTCGGCGCAAGTTTCAAAATCGCCAGCGCGAAGCTGCTGCGACAACATCGTGTCGATTGCTTCAAACTCTGCGAGGGTAATTGACTGCGACATATTGCGTACTCCGTTGATTGTTGATGCACTAGTAATAGGAACAGAATGCCTGTTGGTCAATCAACAACAACAACCAATATGGTTGTATTAATATAACCGATATGGTTGGTTAATAGGATCACATCGCGGTGTGAATGCAGCACTCATATATTATCGCAGAGGCGGAACGATGTGCCTATTTAACAAGGGAAGCGGGCAGCGCCGCGCTTCGCTTTTCGCCCGCCTCCGACCCGCTTTGGTCGCTCACTAATACACTGTTACACTCGGAAACCCGCAGAAATGCGTGGTTTTTTGGGTATGGAGGTCGAAATGGCCTTCGGATTCGACCCCCCCCGGCCCCCGCCTTGCGCGGGGGGTGTGTATGTACAACCTAACAGACATGGAGATGTGGCCCCACCCCCCGTACCCCTTGTATTTAACATAATCCCTTCCAAAAAATTCCTAACTTTTTGCTTGCTAAGTTGTAACATTAGAGTGTAACAGCGATGAACAACCAAAAAGAGGAGAAATACGTTGGCTGTTTATGGATACACTCGCGTCTCGACTGAGGACCAGATTGAGAACACATCGCTCGATGACCAAGCCCGCCAAATCCAAGGCATCGTGCTTACGCACAACTTGGAACTGGACCATATCTACGAAGAGCGCGGCGTCTCTGGCGGTGTTCCGCTGCTACGCCGAGAAGAAGGCTGCAAGCTGGCGTTCCTTCGGCCAGGCGATACGGTTATCGTCTCCAAGCTGGACCGTATGTTCAGGGACGCACGGGACGCACTAAACGTGATTGCCGACTGGGAAACAGCGAACATTAATCTCATCATTAACGGCTATGGCAACGTCATGGACAAGGCCAACCCGAACGGACGGTTCATGCTAGAGATCATGGCCGTCTTCTCAGGCGAAGAGCGCCGCCGTATCAGAGAACGTGTCACCGCCGGTAAGAGAGCGAAGAGTTCACAAGGCGGATATGTCGGTGGCAAAGTGCCATTTGGCTTTAAGAAGACAGGCGTGGGCCGCAAGGCCAAGCTGCACCCAGAGCCAAACGCGCAGGACGCGCTAATTACAATGAAAGCCGCACGCGTTAAAGGCCATAGCTACCGCGATATTGCTATTATCGTAGCAAAGCGTCATGGTATCACGGTCAGCCATCAAACAATTGCACGGGTAATCAGGGGAGATAAGAATGCCGAAGTCTGAACCGAACTTCTTTCTGGAGTTTTTGAAGAAGTATCGTGACGATCCAGTTGGGTTCGTGCGGGACATTCTAAGAACCAAACCGGACCCCTGGCAAATCGAGTTCTTAAAAGCGATTAGTTCTGGGAACCGTCGTATCTCTGTGAGGTCAGGCCACGGCGTCGGCAAATCGACAGCCGCAAGCTGGGCCATGCTGCATTACTTCCTGACGCGCTATCCAGTGAAGGTTGTTGTTACTGCGCCGACATCTGCACAGTTGTTCGATGCGATGTTCGCGGAACTGAAGCGATGGGTGAATGAACTACCTGAAGTGTTGAAGGTTCTGATCGAAGTCAAGGCCGACCGTATCGAACTGAAGGCTGCGTCAAGTGAAGCGTTTATCTCCGCCAGAACGAGCCGGGCTGAAACGCCAGAAGCGTTGCAGGGTATCCACGCCGACAACGTGCTGCTCGTCGCCGACGAAGCGTCCGGTATCCCGGAGAGTGTGTACGAAGCTGCGTCCGGTTCTATGTCCGGCCACAATGCGACCACATTGTTGCTAGGCAACCCTACACGAAACAGTGGGTTGTTTTACGATACGCACAACCGACTGAAGGGTGAATGGAAAACCTTCCACGTTAGTTGCCTTGACAGTCCGCGTGTGTCCGACGCGTTTGTCCGAGAGATGCAGCTACGGTACGGCGAAGATAGTCCGGCCTACCATGTGCGTGTTCTTGGTAACTTCCCGCCGCGTGAAGAAGACACGGTTATTCCTGTCGAGTTGATTGACAGCGCCATGAACCGCGAGATTAAGATTGCCAAGCAGACGCGAAGTGTCTGGGGCCTGGACGTTGCGCGTATGGGTTCGGATGCTTCCGCGTTAGCCAAGCGGCGCGGCCCAGTTGTTGAAGAGATACAGACTTGGAAAGGTCTGGACTTGATGCAACTAACCGGCGCGGTCGTAGCGGAGTTTGAGGCGCTTACGCCGTCCGAGCAACCAGTAGAGATATTGGTCGATAGTATCGGGCTGGGGGCCGGTGTGCTTGACCGTCTGCGCGAACTGGGT